AATCAGGACGCCGTCCTTCCCGAGCTCCTCCTCGAACTCCTTCCACGTCTCGCGGGCGAATTTCCTGCGGTTGAGCCGAGGCTTGTCAGGAGGGATAAGTCCTTCCTCTTGGAGCCGCTTTTTCGCCTCTGCCCTCCTCGCCTTCTCGCGCTGCGTGAGGCGTTTTTTCTTCGCTGCCATACGCCGCCCCCCTAACCGTTCGCAAGGCCCGCCCCGGCCTTCTCCGGCCAGCCGTCCGGCCCGAGGCGGGGATAGCCGAGTTTCGCCCTGTATGCGTTCGCCGCCCTGATAACCTGCGCGAACGCTGCGTCGCCCGCCAGCTTGTCGGCGAGAGGCTTCATCTGCTCGCCGTGCAGTCCGTACCCTGTGACCGGCCCGATGTGCCGCAAGGTCTCGGCGTCAATTTCCGTGAGGCGTCGCGTCACGCCCGTCGGGAGCTTCTCGTAATAAGCCGCGAGGAAGGCGAGCGTCATGCCCGTCCCCCGCCCATCGCGGAGCTCCGTTTGCATCAGCTTCACGCCTTGCAGCGCGTCGAGGATTTCCGCGTCGGTCTCCGCCTTGATGACTTCATCGGGCATCTGTCTCATGCTGCCCCTCCTTCCGCTGCTCCCGCTCAAGAATGGCCTTGAGTGCCTCGACCACCTTGCCGCACTGTCCGAGCGTCAGCCATTCCACGCGGTCGACGCCGAACATCCGCTTGACAAAACCGTTAATGCGCCGATGGTCGTCATTCCAGCCGAGCGCGTCGCATAGCGCGTATATCTTGTGCCGCAAGTTTACAGTGCGCGGGTCGCCGCCCTCGTCGGTGCGTTTGCGGCGTGTGTCGCGGTTGACGCCGTCCTTCATGTTTTGCAGGACGCGGGCGAGTGTGTTGATCTCGCCCTGCGTGAGCTGCTTCATGCTCTCCTTTCGGGTCTCCCGATACACGACCGCATGAAGGTCGTCGTCTGAGAGCCCGAGCTCCGGCGACTTGGCAATCGCCCATAATGTACGGATAGAGGCGGGCTTCCGCCCTTTCCTTGTTGCTGCTGTCATATTACACCTCGTTTCCCCAACAATCCCAGCCGGGGACGTGCTGCCGGGCAAATAGCTCGATGCGCTCGACGTCGCCGAACAGCTCCTCGATGCGCCTGCGTACCTCCTGCGGCTTCTCGCTGTGCCGCGTCCGCACGGCCTCCACGAGCTGCGGGATGTTGTTCTTCTGCTTATACTGTACCATCCGCCCCCTCGTCCCCATCAGGCAGAGCTCGCAGTTCTTGAGCGTCCACGGCGCGAGGTTCGAGAGCGTTTTCCCGTTGAGGGATTTCTTGACCCACACGAAGGCGACGGTCACATAACGGAAGCCCCACGCCTGAAACAGCTCGAGGGCGTCTTTCATGTGCGCGTCGGTGGCCCACATAAAGAGGGCCGCGTCCTTGTGGGCGATACGCCCGATGTCCCACTCTTTCAAGACGGACGTCGGGACGGTCGGATAGACTTTTTCGAGGGGTGTATAGCTGGTAATTTTTACCCCCCCCCGATTTTTTACCAGTTGCTTCCTTGCTGCTGAACTTCCACGGCGGGTCGGCATAAATGACCCTGTATTTCCTGCCTGTGCTGAATATGTCGACCTTCAAACGCCGTGCCCTCCTTAAAGCGTCCTCTCGAGTTTTTCGCTGTACGCTTCGTAGCCGAAGGCGTCCTTCTGCTTCCACGTCGCCCCGACCGCGTTGACGGTGTCTTCCCCGTACTTCTTGAGGGCGTCCTTGCTGATCTTCTCCTCGACGATGATGCAGTCCGTCATCTGCCGGGCCTTGAGGCGGCGGATAATCTCCGCGACTTTTTCCTTCGCCTTCGGGATGGAAACCGACGTCGAGAGCCGGAAGCCGACCTCGCCGAAGTTGAGCGTCCGCGTCTTGCTCTTGCCGAGGTCGCTCCGGTGTTCTTCTACGAAGTCCTTGAGATCGCGCTCGAGCTTCGCGATGCGGTCATGGTGCGGCTTGCTCTCCCGTGCGGCGACGGCCTTCGCTCCGTTGATTTGGCGGTTGAGCTCCGCCTCAATGTCGCCGATCGCGAGCTGCGCCTCGGCGATTTCCTTGAGGGCCCCGTCTACGTCCTCCCAATTCTTCAAGGCCGGGGCCTCGATTACGCGTTTTCTTGCCATGTTGTAAAACCTCCGTTTTTCTCAAAAGTTCTGTCCGCGTTAGAGCATCATCATGCTCGACGCCTGCTCGATAATCTTGTAGGTGATCGTCTCGCTGCCGTTCTCCCGCATAATGCGGAAGACGTTGTTCATCGTCCGGTCGAGGAGCCGGAAGCATCCCGTCTGCGCGTTACAGGCGCGGGCGATCAGTTCCGCCAGTGCGTCCGGTGCCACGTCATACCCCGCGAGGTACTCCTCCACCTCGGCGGGCTTGAGCCCTCGGAGCGATGTGTAGAAGTCGACGCGGTTCGCCATGCGTGCGAGGTAGTTCTTGATCTGTACCTCGAGCTTCGGCTCGCCCGCTATCACAAGGCCGACGTCGGCCTGATCGAACACGCCCCGGAGTATCTCCATCTTCTTTTGTGTGTACTTTGAGACGAGCTTGTCGGCCTCGTCGATAATGAGCAGATAACCCTTGTTCGTGTTGCAAAAATCTCGGATGCCGTTGACGCGCTTCCAGATCGTCCCGTAACCGTTCGGGATGCCGAGGGCTCGTTCAATCGCTTCCACAAGGTCGCGGCTGCTCATGGTGTCGTCGCACTCGATATAAGCCACGCGCGGGAGCTTCGCGTACTCCTTGAGCGTGTAGGTCTTGCCGTGCCCCGACCGCCCGACCACGATGCCGAGCCCGATATACTCTTGACAGGACTGACACACGCCGAGGACGGCTTTCGCGTCTCGGCTCTCGAAGAACCGGGGACGCTGCGCCCTTCGCGGGGCCGGGGCGGGTTCGGCTGCGGGGCCGTCGCCCTCCTGCTGGTTCAGCCACTCGACGAGCCGGGCCTCGAGGTCGGTCGCGTCGCTGTCATACTTCCCGTTCAGATAGCGGGAGACGGTCGGGCGGCTGTAAGAGATCGCCCCGGCGAGGCTTGCAATCGTGCCGCCCTTCGCCTCGAGCGTCCTTTTCACGCGGTCGGCGAGGCCCTCGCCGATGCTGGTGTAGTTCTTCTCCTGCGCTGCTGCTGTGATTTCCATGTTATACCTCCTATTCGTTCATCGCACGGAGACGCGCGAGGGCGTCTCCCGCCTTTTTCCCGAGGAACTCGTCCTCGGCCCCTGCCTTCTTCTTCGCGGGTCGGGTCGCCATCTCGCCCCGGAACTCCTTGTCGACGGGGAGCTGCACCACCTTCGGCGAGCGTTCCGCCTTGATGGTGAGGTCGATCTTGCCGATCGCGTCGGACGCCCTGCCCTCCTCGAGCCGCTCCCTGTAGGGCCGCGTCATGCTGTCAATGATTTCGCGCATCTCGCGCTCCTGTCGCTTCTGGTCTCTGAGGTGCTTCTCGAGCGCGGCCTGCGAACAGTGCGGGCCGAAGGCGAGCAGCTCGGCGGAAACCGCCTCGCAGATTTTCCGCCCGCGCTCGTCGAAGACATAGAGCTTTGTCACGTCGTCGATGTCCCACTTCACGCCGACGCGCTTGCCGATGTAGCGCGCGAGCTCATAATCGGTGTAAAGGGTGCCGAACTTCTGGATGCCCTGATTTCTCACGAGGGCGGTGTCGGCCCGCATGAGCAGCATCGCCGCGTATTCGCGGGGCGGCGCGGCCTTCTCATACCGCTCGCCGTTCTCAAACAGCTCGATCGGCGTGACCCACTTCTCGCCCGCGTCCTTTAGTCCCCGGTGCGGTCTGGTGTGATACTTCTCGTTCTTCCAGCGCGTCCACGCCTCGAAGAACTCCTCCATCGTCAGGAGCTCCCCGCGCTCGAGCATCCCGTCGACGTCCTTCTGCCGTTTGGCGTAGGTCTTGGAACCCGTGAGCGTGCCCGTGTACGAGGCGAACCACTTCGAGAACTTCTCGCAGACGGTACGGAAGAAACGCTCGATCGGCTTGTCCCACGGCTGATAAGGGAGCGAGCGTCCGACCTCCTGCACGCCGATGGACTGGTAAAAGCCTATGGTCTCGCTGTCGAGGTCGAACTCGATCTCGCGCTTCTTCCGGCTCTGTCCGGTCATGCCCTTCGCGGTGTAGTCCTTGCCGTTGTCGACATGGATAATTTGCGGCACGCCGCCGGGGTGCGAGTAAATCATCTTGACAAGGGACTCCTTTAGGGTCTGCGAGTTGGCGTTCACACAAGCCACATCTCCCACGATGCAGCGCGAGCGCATATCCAGCCACGCGACGAGCTTCGGGCGGACGGCCTTGACCTTGCCGTTTGGAGCTGTCCACTGTACCCAAAAATCGAAGGTGTGCTCGTCACCGACGACGTACTCCATAACCTTGAGGCTCGTCGCGTCGCGCTTGCCCTTGAGCATCTTCTTATTCTTCCATTCCCGCAAACCGTTCGCGGCGAGGTATCGCGCGCTCTCGGCCCCGGGCCGTTCCATTAAATAGCTGATGTATCGGTTTACTGTCTTGATGGACGGGACGCTCTCCCATCCCTGCGCCCCGGCCAGCTCGAGGAAACGCTCGTAGAGCATCTCCCGCGTGCCGAGGTTCGCGGCAAACTCGCGGTTAAACCATATATTTTCAATGACCGCCCGCTGCTCGTCGTCAAGGCTTGGGAAGGTCGCCTTCTCCTTCGGCTTCCGGCATAGGGCAAGCGGCTTGAAATACTCTCGGCTCTGCCCGTCCTCCCGTTCGAGCTTCAAGGCCCACGCCGACGCGGTAAGGATGTTTTGCGCGTAGCGGTAGAGAGTCGGGATGCTGACGCCGAGCCCTTTCGCGTAGCGGTCGGCAAACTCGGTCTTGTCCGCGCCGTCGTAGTCGATGAATACCTGCACGCGCTTCGCGAGCTCGACCGCCTCGTAATACTTCTTTTTGTTGTTCTCGATGTACTCGTTCAGGTCTGCCCCGACATACCACGGGGCCGCTTCTGTTCTCTGCTCTATGATGACATCCCTCCCGACCGCCTTCTGCGCCGCCTTGTGCGCCCGCCGCGCCTTCGGGGAGAGGGAAGCGACGGAGATCATAACCTGATCTTTGCCGCCTCCCTCCCTTGCGCGGGTCTTCGTGGTGTACCCTTCGGGGTTGCGCTTGATGCGCTTTTGCATGGTGTCATATTTGACGCCTTCCAGCTCGGCGGCTTCTTCAAGTGTGATGAATACCTCCGGCACGATCTTCCCTCCCTTCATGCTGCTATCGCCTTCTCGACCTTGCGGGGGTCGAGTTCGAGGGCCGCGATGATCGCCGGGATGTACTTCTCGCCCGAGCGGGTTCCGTAAAGGATATAGCTCAAATACTGCGGGGATGTCCCGACCGCTTCGGCGAGCTGTGTTTTCGTCATGTTCTTGTCGGTGAGGGTCTTGACGATCAGCTTGCCGAGCTTGGTGAGCTTGCTTGTGTCCTTCATCGCGCGCCTCCTTCCTGTGAACTGCCTCTTAGATTTACTTCCTGCGTCGGCACGCGCCCCATGCAGTCAGGCCGAGCGCGGCCAGAGCCGCAAGGCCGACGAGCCGGAGCGGGCTGATGCCGAACACGACCGAGGCGGCGGCGATGCCCGCAATCCCGAGGCCGAGCGCAACGAGCAGAACGAGGAACGCGGTGAGGAGGTCGGCGGCTTCCTTCGTGTAGCGGATGACCCGCGCCCTCTGCCGCCTTCTCTCCTGCCCCCGCCCCATCTCCGCAAGGATAAAGTTCACGCGGGCGACGGTTCGCTTTGCTTCCTCGAACTCCGCCTCCATGCCCGGAACTGCGCGCCGGGGGTTCGTCCGCATCGCGACGTTTCTCTGCTCTATCAGGGCCTCCCTCTTGAGGCGGTTGAGGTACTCCACCGAGTCGCCTCGGATGGAGATGTACTCGAAAATGCTCATGCCCTCGCCCCCTTCCTGTAGTTCGATATGGCGTAGTTTGTGCGGTACATCCTGCCGAGCTCCCGCACACGGGCGCGAAGCTCGCGCCGTATTATCTCCGCCGCATACCCGTCGAGCCCGTCGAGGGCTTCGTCCAGCTCCCGCGCCTGCTGGAAGATGTTGCGGTAGACGACGCAATCATTCTGCGGGCAGTTTTCCCCGAGGGCCTGCCCCAACGCGTAGAGCTTAGGCGGGAGAAACTGCTCGTCATCATCGAGATGCCGCCATCCGGCGCGCGGCCCGTCCGCGCTGCGCGTCGGTGGGAGCTTCGCCACGCCGTCAAAGACATCCGTGCTTACATGAAACGCCTCGTCGCCCTCCTTGATGATGCCGAGCTGACGGAGAGCCAGCGCGAAACCGCGAAGCTCATGCGCCGCCGTCCGCTCGTCTATGTCGGGATAGCGGTCGCTGTTGATTTGCCGCTCGAGCGCGCCTTTTTCAGCCGCGAACAGCTTCGCGGGGTTGTGCTCCTGCCCGTCGATCTCGACGATGACTTCGACCTTGACCTTGTCCTCGTCGTCCACGGCATCGCGCTCGGCCTCAAGGCCGCGCGCCAGCTCGACCGCTTCCTCGATGGTCTCCGCGTCGTCGTACTCCATCGCGCCCCGGTCGATGTCGAGGATGCCCGTGTAGAGCTCCGCGTCAATGACGCCGAAGTTCCCGAGCGCGGTGCCTTCATGCTCACGCTTCTCGCGGTCGTTGAAACGGACGACGAGATAGCCGTTAATGTTCTTCATCTTTCTCATGGTTCTGCTGCTCCTTCCTGATGCGTCCGAGCTGTGCCCGGTCTGTGTTGGTGTTTCCTGCCTGCCCCTTTACGTCGTCAACGCCGGGAGCTTTCTGACATGGTCGGTGTGCTTGTGCAGGAGAATGAGGGCCCCGTCCTTGTTCTCGCGGATGACGAGCCAATTCTCCGGGGAAAGTCCCGCTTGTCCGAGCCTGATCTTTTGCTTCCGAGTCGGTTTTTTGCCGTGACGCATAAGCGGCCTCCTTTTCTTTTCTGTGAGAATATGGTAGAGTAAAAGAGAGCGGCGAGGGCCGTTTCCATGAAGAAAAATTTTGACCGTTCGCTTGATGCTTTCCTGAACTGTTGTTCCCCCAACGGTTCGAGAACAGAGTTTATTAAACGAGGGAGATAGACTCTCACCGCCCTTTTTTACTCCGCCATTTTCTCAAATTGTTTGTCTCTGACCCCCGGCAAAGTGAGCCCGCGCGACGGGCTTCTTCATGGGACAAAAGATAATCACGAGCGCAGTCTCGAACGCGTCCGGCTTCAAGGTGACGCTTGAAGTCTCTGAGCATACGAACACGAAAAGCATCCGTAAACACTACTGCTATAACTGCGGTGCGCCTGTTCGCCGTACTGGAATACGGCGGGCTTCACGCTGCCCATATTGCGGAACACGAAACGATTTTGACTAAGAAAGCGAGGTGATCGCCCTCTCGCGCGGGCTCACTTTGCCGGGGGTACTTGATTTTTGCCTCTGGTGTGATATTCTGTTTTTGATTAAATTTTTAATCTACCTGTATTATATTGCGTATTTACGAGAATGTCAATACAAATACGAGAATTTTTCACGGATTTTCGAGAGGAGTTTTTTATGTTCAGTGAACTTTTACGAGAATTACGCCTTAAAAAAGGAGTTACGCAAATAGAACTTGCGAAGGCAATCGGTGTTTCTAACGGAAACGTCGGAGATTGGGAAAGAGGCCGAAGCAAGCCGGGGTATGATGCCCTCATTTCTCTTTCTCGTTTTTTCGAGATTAGTGCCGGGCGGCTCTTAGAACTGCCTCCTCTGCCAGAGAACCCGCCCGCTTGCGACGGCATCCCTTTGTCTCAAGCCGAGGCCGATCTCCTCGCTATGTTCCGGCTTCTGGACGACCGAGCGAGAGAGGACATCTTTGACTATGTAAATATGAAATACGAAAAGGCAACGGGTGAAAAGGGGTCTATCTACTCGACATATACCGACGAAGAAAAAGGGCTCAAGAAAACAGCCGGAGACGACCGCGATGACCGCTCCGCCCTTGCCTGA